ACCAGCTCTAACAGAAAGTTTAGAAAGCGATGATGTAAAAGACTTAGCTACAAGGGGAAGAGCTGTTGTATATGAGTTAATTCACAACAATAGCGGTTTGGTAGACGATAGAAAAACATTTGAACTCGCTATCTACTTAAAGGATCTTGTTCAATATGATAAGATGATTCTTGATTATGATAACTATTCTCCTAGTGGATCTATCAATGCACAACTAATCATAACTGTTCCAGAAATTAATGAATCGTACTCAGCAACCTTTGATAGGCAAATAGAAACTCGGTTTAATAACGCTGTGCAAAGTAACAGTGATTTCATTGAAGTTAAAGCTGTCTAAATCATTATAAATAATATGAAAGAATAAGAGAATCTTATGGTCAGTAGAGCATTTTCAGTCGAAGACGGTAACCTTGCAACAAAGGCACTCGTAACGACAAGAAATAAAATTTATAAAGACATCGACCTGACGTTTGCAAATCGGCCGAGTGGTGATGTGTATAAGAAAACTGAAGCTGCGGCAGTAAAACAAGCGATTAAGAATTTAATTCTTACTGACTTCAATGAAAAACCGTTTGCACCTAGATTTGGTGCGGGTGTTCAAGGACTCTTGTTTGAACTTGCTGATGATGAAACTGCGGAAGACATTAATATTAGAATCAGACAAGCGATTGAAAACTATGAACCAAGAGCAACCGTACGTAGTTTAAAAGTTCAAGCATATCTGGATAATAATAATGTTCAAATCACACTTGAATTTCAAGTAAGAAATACAGAGGAAATTGTTGTATTCGAAACGACAATAACAAGGTTAAGATAACATGGCAACAAACATTACATCTACACAACTCGACTTTGACAGTATTAAGAACAAACTAAAAACATTTTTTGCTCAACAGTCAGAGTTTGCAGATTATGATTTCGAAGCAGCTGGTCTTTCTAACTTGCTCGATGTTATGGCATATAACACTCACTTTAATGGATTGGTCGCAAACTTTGCTTTAAATGAATCTTTTCTTACTACCGCACAATTAAGATCCTCTGTTCTTTCTCATGCAGAATCACTTGGCTATACTCCAAGATCTAAAACATCCGCTACTGCGTTTTTAAATTTACAAATTACAAACACAAATGGTGGTAGGAGTGGTACGGCTACTCTTCCAGCTAACACGAAGTTTACTGCAACTGTTGATGGAATCTCACACACGTTTCAAACACTAGTTCCACATACTGCTACAGACGACGGCAACGGTGTGTATAAATTTCAAACATCTACGGGTTCTTTTAATATTCCTGTCCGTGAAGGCGTGTCTACTACTAAAACATTTTACATAGCTGAATCTACAGAGAGACAGATACATGTTATTCCTGATGAAAACGCAGACACTTCAACTCTTGATGTAAAAGTTTTTAATAGTGCAAATTCAAGTCTATTTACTCAGTACACTGATATAGACTTCGCAACTGCTGTTACTTCTAGTTCAACCTATTGGGATATACACGAAGCACCAAATGGTTTCTTTGAACTACATTTCGGTGATGGTATAACTACTGGTCTTGCTCCAACTGCTGGTAACAAAGTTGTTGTAACTTATCTTAGTACAAATGGTGCATTAGCAAATACAGCTACAACGTTCTCAGCACAAAATACTATTGCTATGGATGGAAGTGCATTTACTCTTAATGCAGCTACAGCAGTTGTTGCGACGGGCGGAGCCGATAAAGAAAATATAGAATCTATTCGTCAAAACGCGCCTATTGCATATGCTGCACAACAAAGACTTGTTACTGCAAATGATTACGTAGGGCTGATAAAACAAAACTTTTCGTCTGTAACAGATGTATCTGCTTGGGGCGGTGAAGACAATGAGCCGGCTGAATATGGCAAAGCGTTTGTTGCTTTGAGATTTGCTGATGGAGTAGACGCCGCAGCACAACAAATCGTAAAAGATAATATTGTAAATGACCTGACAAATAACTTATCAATCATGTCAATTGATACTAAGTTTGTAGATCCAACTACGGCCTTTGTTGGTTGCAGCGTAACATTTAATTATAACCCCAACTTATCAACAACACCTGTTAATATAGTTGAATCTCAGGTTATTACTGCTGTACAAAATTTCTTTACAACAAATCTAAAAGTATTCGGTGGAATATTTAGAAGATCAAGCTTGCTTACAACTATTGATGAGTTAGATGGCGCTGTATTAAACAGTAAAGTAGATGTAACAGTAAGACAATCATTTACACCAGCACTAAGCACCGTTCGTACGTATGACATTTATCTTCCGATGCCAATAGCTAGTCCAGATTCTGCAACAGCAAAAATAACTACAAACACCTTTACATTCAACGGTAAGTTGTGTACAATACGAAACGAGTTATCTTCAACTAAGTTGCAAGTTGCTGACATTGATAATAATGTTGAAGTCGATAACATCGGCCAGTACTTCCCAGACACAGGAAGAGTAAACTTAGTTGGATTTGCTCCTACTGCTATTTCAGTCGGATCAGATATTTTACTTACAACAGTTCCAGCAAACCAATCAACCGTTAAACCACTAAGAAATTATATCTTAGACTTAGATCCAAATAGAACATCAGCTCGTGGTGTACTGGATTATGAAACTACGGTAACGGCTCTGTCATGAAAACTTTAACAGACTTTGATAGAAAGCCTCTTAATTTTAGAGAAAGTAAAGTAAGTGAAGTCTTACCTGAACACTATCTATCTGAGTATCCAACACTTATCACGTTTCTTGATAAGTACTATCAATTCATGGATTCTGATGCAACATTTAATTTCGCATCTGCAATTCATGCTATGTATGATGTTCGTGATATTGAAGCTACTAATGTCAGTTTCATTGATAATATCTTAAAGGAACTTGGCCAAGGAATCTTAAATCAAAATTTCTTTTTAGAACCAAGATTTGCAATGAAACTAGTATCACAGTTTTATCGAGTCAAAGGTTCTTTATATTCATCAGAAGGCTTCTTTCGAGCATTCTTTAATTCAGAGGTTGAAATTTCGTTTCCGAAACGAGACCTGTTTATTGTAGGTGAATCTGAAATTGGTTTTGAGAATCAAAAAGTTATTCAAGATGGTGCGCTAAATCAAATTCTTTCTATCCTTGTAAAATCAGAAGTACCGGTTGCTACTTGGAAAGAACTATACAAAGCATTTGTACATCCAGCTGGATTCTTTCTTGGTGCACAAACACTGATAGTTGGCGTCGGTGATCTTGATGTTAATAGTATGCCTGATAATTTTGCTGATTCTGCTGATCCATTGTTTAGTGCTACTGGTTTAGCTTCACTAACTGGTGATCTAGAAATGACAGGCATTGGAATAATTGCAGATTCAGAAGTTAGATTTACAATAGACGAACAGATTGCTTCTTATCAGACTATGACAATCGAACAAGCGGCTGCAATGTATAATAACATTAAAGATACAATTATTACTGATGGATTTACATTCGATGAAGATAGCGCAGCCACTGTACCAGCTGCAATGAGAATGTCTAACACAGTTGAAACGACAGACCAAGCAAGAAATGAGTTATGGGATAGTGATTCTGACGGCTATGCACTTCAAATAGCATAAAATCTATTATAAATAATGTAAAGAAAAACGGATTCTAACATGACAAGACAAGCGATTAGTAGAGGCACATCGGCAAACGCCAGAGACGGCGATACGCTCCGCGATGCAGCTCAAAAGATTAATCAAAACTTTATAGAAGTTTACGAAAAGTTAGGTGGAGACAGTGCTACTTTATCTACTAACGTAGGTTTTACGGCTGCGGGAATTATATTTGAAGGTGATAGCGCTAATGCTCATGAAACAACATTAGGTGTTACAAACCCTACAAAAGATAATACCATTACTCTTCCAGATTCATCTGGCGACGTAATATTAACTACAGCAATTCAAACGCTTACAAATAAAACTTTAACTGCACCAGTTATTTCAATCATATCAAATACTGGCGTGTTGACATTACCAACGTCAACCGATACACTTGTAGGTAGAGCCACAGCAGATACACTTACAAATAAAACTTTGACATCACCTACATTAAGTACTCCAGTTATTAATACTGGTATCAATGATGCTAATGGTGCAGAGATGATTCGCTTCACTGCTACATCATCAGCAGTAAATGACATTTCAATCACAAACGCTGCTACTTCAGGATCACCAATCATAGCAGCCATAGGTGATGATACAAATATAAATTTAGATCTTGCAGCTAAAGGTACTGGTGCTATTCGCCATACACGTAAAGTTGCTTACACATCAGAAACAAAAACATCTTCTGGTGCAGTTTCTTTGTTAGTTCCTTTGACTTTATTCAGCTCAACTGGTTCTTTGACCATGACAATGGCAAACGGTGTAGTTGTAGGTGAATCTAAAAAGTTTGTAAATATTAATACCGGTGCAGCAACAGTTACACCTACAAGCTTTGGTCAAGGCACATCATTCACACTTAGCCAAAACGGAGCTGCTGAATGCATTTGGACTGGTTCCAATTGGCACCTATTTGGTGATTCAGACAACTTCTTAACAATTACGTAAGAGATACAATATGCCAGCAATTATTACTGATACACTTAAGAGAGATCTTCTTGCAGAAATAAAATCTGATTTTGATAGTGCAGGTAGTGAGTACTACGTTGGTCTTGGTCGTTCCGAACTATGGGATGATTCAGATAACGTTGTAACACCTGTTCAATCAGCAAGAACAATCGATTTATTTAGACGATCATTACAGGGTGTTAAAAAAATACAAGATGTTTCTTATATTGTTCCCCGTTACAATTGGTCATCTGGTACAATATACAGCGCCTATGATGATAACTTTTCAGCCTATCCATCAAATGCTTACTATGTAAAAACAGATGCCAATCAAATATACATTTGTTTACAGCAAGGTAAGAACGCAACTGGTGCTGCTGTGACATCTACAATTGAACCAACTGGCACTTTAACTACGCCTTTTACAACTGCAGATGGATACGTATGGAAGTTCTTGTATTCAATTACTGCTCTAAAAGCAAATCGATTCTTATCTGCAAACTTTCAACACGTAGAGTTATTAGACTCTGCGTCAAATCCTCTTGAAACTTTACAGATAAACGTTCAAAATGCTGCAGTATCAGGTGAGATTGTAGGATTAGCCGTGACTAGTGGCGGAACAGGATATTCTAGTACACCTACAGTTACAATTACTGGAGACGGAGATTCAGCTCAAGCGACTGCTACAATATCAGGCGGTCAAGTCGTAAAGCTTGAAATGACAAACCGTGGATCCGGATATTCTTTTGCAAACGTAAGTTTCTCAACAGGCGCAGCTTCAGCTAGAGCAATATTATCTACTCCGGGTGGTATCGGTAAAGATCCTCGTAGTGATTTAAGATCAAACGCGCTTATGTTCAATGGCAGACCAGATGCTGATGAAAATGGTGCATTATTAATTGATCAAGATTTTAGACAAGTAGGCTTAATTCGTAATCCAAGAATAACTGCTACAGATTCAGACTTCACTGCCAATGCTGGTTCAACACTTCGTAAATTAACATTCCAAGGTGGTGCAACAGCATTCACAAATGATACGTTTGTGGTCGGTGCTACGTCTGGTGCGAAAGCTTATGTAACTTCTGCTGAT